TTGCCTACATCCCAAACACTATCCCAGACGATATGTTCAGTCTTTTGCTTATTGCTTTCTTCAAAGAGGAGACCTCCTTTGGAAAGAGTGTCCGTCGCAAGATGGAGTTTTGTGCTGCAACTCTCAAGTGTCACATGGAAGGTGTTCCGGCTCGTATTAGTGAATTTATAGCTAGTGTTAAAAGCTTGTGTAAATCTTTGTGTGCTAAAATGTATTCTTTTGCTTCTAGTGATGTGGGAAAAATTGCTTTAGTTATGGGTACTGGTCTTCTCTTCACTGCTTTTAATGTGTACACTTCCCACCACCGTCAAGAATCTTCCGCCGAAAGTGATACTCGAAATTTGCAACCTCGCCTTCGAGCCCATGTGAGGAACATTGCCAAAGCCAAACCCAAGGTGATGAAAGCTGAAATGGGTCAGAGTATGGGCCAACTGGATGTTATCGCAAAGGTCCGTCGACAGCAGTACCTGTTGCTTGGTGTTTATGATGATGCTTCTGTCCGTAATTTCGGCACCATAACCAACATTGTTGGTCAAATCTTTCTTATGCCCGCTCACTTCTATACGTATTTCCAACACCGCAAGCCCGTTGAAGTTCGCCTCATACACTGCGATAGTACCAAGGTAGAGATCCGCAAACCCTTCAACGAGTTTTTTGGAACTGTGGTGGCCCTTGATGGTGATGGAGCCAATAATGATGCAATTGTTTTCAGTATTCCCAACTTTATTCGCGGTAAGAACGTTATTTCCCACTTTGTGTCCAAGGATGAGATAGCCAAATTGTATGATAGGAAAGTCTATGTCACTCTGTCAGGCCTAGATTATGAAGAAAAAAATAACACTGTTGTGAGCTCGTCCATCTCCGGGCGAGCGGATTTGCTCGTCGACCAGATCCACACCTACGGTCTCGAATTGCACAACAAGACCCTTCCCATTACTGCTTGTTCTGTCGCTTCTTATACAATCCCCACCAAAGCTGGTGATTGTGGCAAAATTCTTAGTGCAAATTGCGACTCTCTGTCCGGTCGAGTCATTGGCATCCATGTTAGTGGTTCGACTGCTGGTTTCAATTTTGCCCAAATCGTGTTACGTGAAGAGCTGCTTGATGCTGTTGCCTTGTTCCCTGCTATTGCTCAGTGTGCTCGCGGTATGCCGAAAGTCGTTGAGAATGAAGGTGTCCCTCTCGACACTGGTGTTATTCATCTTGGCAAATTGCCTGAACATTTGCCCCAATCTTCTCGAACAACTATAATCCCTTCTCGTATGCATGGTATGCTCTCAGATCCCATCACTAAACCCGCCCTGCTTGTCCCCAAAGTCATTTGCAAAGATGGTGAGGAGGTGTTGTGGGACCCTCTCGTCGAAGGAGCTAAGAAAGCCGGTAGAACGTGTGGTTTCGTTGAAAGTCATGTGTTAGATGCAGCGGCGCGGGATGTGCTGAACATCTGCCGCACCAAATTTAAGGAAGGAGCTCCCGACGTCGTTAAGATTGATTACGAAACCGCAGTGAGAGGAATTGAAGGAGACGAGCTTTTCCAACCTATCAATCGTACAACATCTCCCGGCTACCCTTATGTCTTGCAGAAGAAGGTGCGTAGTCAAAAAGGAAAAACGAATTGGATGGGTCGAGAAGAGTGGGAGTTTGACACTGATGAGGCCAAACGCCTTAGGGAGGATGTTGAGAAGATGGAGAGAGACTGTGCAAATAGTCGCCCCATTGATGTGGTTTGGATTGACACTCTGAAAGATGAGAGGAGGCCTTTGGAAAAGGCCGATCAAGGTAACACCAGGATCATCTCAAATGGTCCAATGCATTTTAATATTCTTTTCCGTATGTATTTTATGTCCGCTTTAGCTTTTTTGCGTCATAATCGTGTCTTCAATGGTATTGCTGTCGGTATAAACGTGTGGGATCGTGAGTGGGATCACCTTGCCAGGTGGCTCCAGGCTAATTCTACGCGCTTTATCGATGGCGATTTTAAAAATTTCGATGGGCC